GCTGATACAATCGGGTCACTGGCTAAATTTTTCAAAGTGCCTGAATCGAGGATTAAAAAGGGAGGTGCTTTCAAGGTAGGCAAGCGTATAACATTCAGGGCTAATCTGTTTAGTCATAAACGTGGCTGGGCTACCGGTCCACTTTTAACCGACGCAAAGGGCAAAATCATTAAGGATCCTCGTGAGAGTTCGAGAAACTACCCTGGCCTGAACTATGAGAGATACTGTAGTTCATTCTGTGTCAAGAATAGAGGAATCAAAGTCGGAAAGACTCACCCCAAGGTCACTAAGAAGACTGTCTAAATCGGGTAGTTCTTCAAGATCAAAATTAATATCAAAAATATCTAAAACACTAAATATTGAATTTTCAGTCAATGTCACAGAGTTTGAAGCTACTGTTACATTGTTTTGTATCGTCACTACCACTTTAAACTTTGCGGTATCGAATATCTTTCTACACACTGGGCATGTATTCTTACCTTGTTTCTTCCATTCCTCTAGACAGCGGGAATGAAAAACATGTCCACATCTGAGCGGAGGATTTGCCCTCGTAGCCCTGACGTCATTGAGACATATAGAACATGTATGCATTCTAGAGTATGGGTGTAAAGTTTTTTTTAAGATTTTTCTCACTTAATACGTGTTGGGTGTTTTCAATAGGGGTTTGTCGCAGGTGTTGCAACTACCCGTCCCCTGTTCGGCCTGAACAGCCTTCATCACGGCGGGACCCTGTTTTTGAAGAAGTTGCCTGAAAGAGTAATTATCTTCGAATGTGATTCCATTTTTCTTCATGATGTGGTTGTTAAGTAATTGGGCTGATGTTTGCACGGTAAAGCACCTGCCGTCAGCCATTCCAAGTCGTTGCGACATAGTGTTATTATAAATTTAGAAATTAATTCGGCGGTTGGTAATGGTGTGCATCCAAGAACTGAAACCATTTTCCCTTAGGTGTTTGACCATGGGATCACACCTGTAACCAAGGTAAATATCAAAAACATCTGTATCCTCGGTGGGAGAAACCCGAATTTGGGGATTCTCATTGATGTGCTGATTGATGATGTTGTAAGCGAATGCGATTTCCTTTAGGGTCTCAGCCCCCGTGATGATGATTTTACCAGTGCTGAAGATACTGGTTGTGATCTCTTTCATGTCTTCTGATGGCTTGAACTTGATCTTCACCGCTGAATAACGATCGGGCTCGAACGATACTTTGAATATATCATTATACTCTTCAAACCAGTTAGCGACTTGGTGTAGATTCACGTTGTAGTTTAGACTGAAGTTTGAGTTTATCATCACGACCCTAAACGAATCAACAGGAACGTCTATCTCCATACCCAAGAAGTTTTTGAATATATATGCGAGTTGTGTAATGACACGTTTGCAATCAAAAATATCACAACAACCAGCGACTTGAATACTCCCATTCGGAAACACTTTAACGGATTTTGTGCTGTAGGTATCGTTATACGTTAAAGTGACTTGGTTGTAGAATGTAGTGGGTTTCAACTTCCACTCGAAACCTTCCGTGTCTGAATCTTCACGCCTCATCTTGTAGGTTCCAATAGTTTCAAATATGGTTCTCAACTTTTTTATATCGATTTTATGGATAAAGCTCGATACCATAGTGATCGTCGTGATTTTCACCCACGAAGGGCGGAGATCATCTGGTAATTTTTTACGAATGTCATCTAGGGTAAGGAGATAGGAAAAACTGTTATTCGCTATAGATGAATACATTTTGAACTTAGTTTTTTACATAAATACCATCGACTTAGGTGCCCATTTTACAACAAGTATTTTTTTACTTAGAGACAAGATCCCCCTTTATAGCATATGTCTCTAAACATTCTGTCCACTGCTAAGTATGTTTATGACGTAGATTCGGACCTGAACTACGTAGAAATCATATACGACAAATGGAACAACAAACGTATGCAGTATACCACGTATACAGATTACTTAAACACCCAACCTGTTGGGGACTGGAGTCAAATTTCATGGAATTATACTAGCTCTTCGGACTATTACAAATTTCTAGATGCTATGGTTGTAAAGACTATCGAGGTTCTCCAACGAATGGCTGAATTATTCTTGGATCAGCTCCTCTACACGAAACACGATCCTCGTTTTTACGTTAGGTTGATTAATTCTATTAAAATTCTTGATCCCACATTTCAACCACCTCGCATAGATATGGGAAGTGCTTGGCAAGTGGATTTTGTTACTAAATTTTCTAAGAAATACATCCCAGGTGTAATTCAGACGTCTATATCAAAGAAACGTCTCGTGTATTTCATCTCCGTAATGCAACAACTAACATGAGAATGATGAGAAGAACAACAGAGATTCTCGTAGAATCTGGAACTACCACCTTCTTTGCCCCTACACTAACAACATTCGGTCTTTTTTTACAAGAAACACCGTAATCGATGTTACGTCTAGGGTGAATAACGGTATTCATAATGTTTTGCTTACTCTGTTCTTCACAGAGATTCGTGTCACAAAATGGACTTTTTTCGGTTTTATGAATTTCACGAACACCAATCTCATCTAATAACTTCTGCTCCTTGTCACTTGGTCGTTTTCTAGTGATTGCATCTTTAGTAAAATATTCCCCAATTTCTGTTATATCAGTTTGTCGTATTCCTCCTGGAAGGGAGAACTCGTGTACGACAAATGGATTTAGTTTGTCCATAGAATGTTTATCGTCTAGCATAAACTGACTCATTCTTGTTATTAGGTCAGATAATATTTTTTATCTATCATTTTTGTTTGATGCACTTTCCACATTTGATCTAGGTCGACATTCAACATGTGAGCTAATTGAAAGAGGTAACTAAAAACATCACCCATTTCCATCATCACATCAGTCCCCCTTTCCTTTTTCAGATTGGTCTTCTTGAAGGTCTTCTTATATTGACGGATCGCTGAGGCTAGTTCCCCAAACTCCTCAGTTAATAGGAGCCATACTGTATCCACCGCAGCTCTATCCCAACCTTTCTTTTTACAGATCTTTTCAGTTTCGGTCTTGTAATAGTTCAAACTCATTGCTTACTAAGTAGTGAAGGTATATCTTTAATTGATACCAATTTTGTTTCGGGGTAATTTCTTTCCGGCAGTGCTGGTATTTAAGGGTCTGTCCATGGGTTGACTGATCGTATCGATTTCACTCGCATACGTCATATACTGGGATACACCGGTTTGGATTTGACCTATAGTGGTGTCGATGACTCGGATGTTCATGTCCCTGACTTGCTTGTTAATGTTACTGTAGTGATCCCCTGAGTTGCTGATAAACACAGCACGCATGATACTATATACATCATTGGGATTTTGGTAGTCTATAGCGATGCCAGTCCTGTTCTTAAAAGCCTGACGAATTCCACGTTGAACCAAATCCTTGTTGAGGGGGGAAAAATACAATTTGTTTAAGGGGGTCTCAACCTGTTTGAGAGATTCAAGGTTACTCATTTAATATAGTCCACGAAAAAAAACATCTGTAAATATTAAATGTTGAATCCCGCTGACTTTAATGTGTATGACTCTAAACCAAAGAATGTAGAGGAGATCGCTTGCAAACCCCCAGCCTGCTTTGTCGGATCTTACCCCCCGGTATCAAAACCTGGGGAGGTTGGCCCATTCTTCGTAAACACTTATCTCCTCCAACCAGACAGAAAGTTCGAGACTTTGGGTCCCGCAACTGTGAGGGTTGAGGATTTTGAGAAGTGCACAAAGTAGTTTAAAAATAAAATTTTATTAATAGTTATATGAGGGTCATTAAACGCTCAGGTCGTATTGAGGATATGAAATTTGACAATGTCACCAATAGGATCAAGAACTTAAGTTCCGGTCTCTCTGAAACCTGTGATTCCACCAAGGTTGCCCAGCAGGTCTTCTCATCTATGTATGATAATATCACTGCCCAGGAAATTGACATTCTTTCTGCTGAAATTTGTGTTGGAATGATCACAGCCGACCCAGACTATGAAACTCTCGCGACTCGTATCATCGCGAGCAACATTCAAAAGGTATGTCCCAACAACTTTCATCTTGCGATGAGAAAACTCCAGAAGGCTGGGGTCATTACAGATGAAGTTGTGGAGGCTGCCCAACAGGTGAAGGAAAACATTAAAACTGATCGTGACTTTGATTTTGGTTATTTCGGTCTCAAAACCCTAGAAAAAAGTTATCTCCAACGGGTTGAGGGTAAGCTGATTGAAACCCCTCAATACATGTTCATGCGTGTTGCTATTGGTATCCATGGGAAGGATATCCAATCCGTCATCGAAACATATGATAAAATGTCACAGGGTTTTTTCATCCACGCGACCCCCACCCTATTCAATGCTGGTACCCCCAGACCTCAAATGTCTTCTTGTTTCCTTATTGCAAACAAAGGGGATTCGATTGATGGCATCTATGGTACCCTAACTGAATGTGCGCAGATTAGTAAATGGGCTGGTGGTATTGGTATGCACATCCACGATATCCGCGCTAATAAGTCTCGCATCCGGGGCACCAACGGGCAGTCTGATGGGATTATTCCCATGCTTCGTGTATTCAATGCAACGGCTCGTTATGTGAACCAGGCTGGTCGTCGTAAGGGTTCGATCGCAGTGTATGTCGAACCATGGCATGCGGATATCATGGATTTCCTAGAACTTCGTCTCAACCAGGGTGATGAGGAGGCACGTTGCCGCGACCTTTTCAGTGCCATGTGGATTCCCGACCTCTTCATGAAGAGGGTTGAAGAAGGTGGTAATTGGTCTCTGTTCTGCCCAGATAAGGCACCAGGTTTATCAGATGTGTATGGTGATGCATTTGAGGCACTGTACACCAAGTATGAGGAAGAGGGTTGCGCGAATGCGACTGTTCCAGCTACGGAAGTATGGAAAGCTATTCTCAAGAGTCAAACGGAGACGGGAACCCCTTACATGCTGTACAAGGATGCATGCAATAAAAAAAGTAATCAGAAAAATTTAGGAACGATCAAGAGTTCCAACTTGTGTTGTGAAATCA